TAAGTGAAAAAATTATTGAAGATAATGATTGAAAAATTATATCTACAATACCTGGGATAAATTATACAAGTAGACCTTATTCTAAATTTATGGATGACATATATAAATATGATGATGAAGTTTTATGAGAAACTAATATTAGTATTAGTTGACTTGGATTAAATACAGCTATTCTAAACGCAGCTAATATTTGGATAACACAAGACTCTGGAGGTATAATTAATAATTGAAAAGTATGGCTATAATATCAAACATAGACTGACCTAATAGAAGAATATACTTACATGCAGATACTGTAAATGCGAGTGTACATCCTATTGATATTTATACAGAAATGAGAACTTTAAGAAAAGATGATGAAAATCTAAGAAAATTTGATTTATTTATGAGTGGGCATTGAAAAGTTCCTAAAGGTGGTTGAAAGTTTACTGAAAGATATGCTAAACTATTGGATTGAACTAGAATTGTACCTTATGATACAACTCATGAATTAACAATTACGGGTACAATTATTACTGATGATTGACAAGAGTGAATTGCTTGTTTTGATAGAACTCCATTAACCTCTACTTCTATTGTTGATATTAATTATGTCCCTCCTCAAGTTGAAATTATAGAATTAAATTGATGAGGTTGATTAACAAATGAAGAACATGATGCAGTTATTAATACTAATACATTAACCGAAAAAATTATAAAATATGTCAAATTAATTTTTATTAAGTAATCTAAAATATAATGTATACAACTATTGAAACAGTCAGAACTATGTCATGATTAGATGATGATATTAATATAACAGACCCTAATATCAAATCTAAGATATTAAGGGCTTGTTCTATGGTAGATTCGGCTATAGGATGTATTTATACACTTCCTATCAAATATAGATACCAAAATATTATAACTTTTTCATGAACAACTACATGAAGTTGAACAATGGCTATAGTAATTAATTGAAATACATATAATGTTACTATAACTAGTTGAGATAGTTTAGATACTATTGCAGATATCTTTAGAGCATTAACTCCTACAGACTTTGTTTTTGATTGATTATGATTATGAGAAGAAGTTACTATTATAAGTGAAAGTGATTCAGAAAATGATACTACTGCTTTTGCCGAGGTTAATATCACATCTGCTCCTGTTACTGTTTGAATAACTGCTACTATATGATCTAGAATAACAAGATATCCTCAAACTTTAGATCAAGTAGCAGCAGAAATAGCTACAGCTTTATTATTTATAGATATTTACTGAATTGAAGCTCAAGATTCATGAAAAGACGGTGAAAATAGAATGGATAGAGTAAATGAATTACTCATGAAGTTACAATGAGTTGATGAGAGTTGACAAGTTATAAAAATATTTGATGATGTGACTAAGGTTGAAATATCTACATCATCACTTGCAAATGCTGATAGTTATCCTAATGATACTTCAGATGTTGATACTTTAGACCCAACAAGTCCCAAAGCATTTATAAATAAAGTTTTTTAATATGACTACAATAACTATAAAAGCTGATTCAAGAGAAATGGAATCTATAATAAAATCAGTAAATAAATGAATGAAAGATTTTAGAAAACCTTTTAAAAAATTACAAAAAATCCAATTAAAAGAAATAGATGAGGCTTTTAAGGTAGATTGAAGAAATATTAATTGAGTCAGGTGGAAGAAATTACAACCTGCTACAACTAGACAAAAAATAAAACTAAATGTAAATAAGGGAATATTACAAAGAAGTTGAAAATTAAGAAAATCTTTTAAAAAATTATTATTAAGAAAAGATAGATTAGTTATTTGAAATACTAAAACATATTTTAAATATCATCAAAGAGGAACTATGAAAACCCCTCAAAGACAATCTTTAGGACATGGTAATATAATGATTAAAAGAACAGAAATATTAGTGAATCAATATTTATTAAATTTAATACAAGCATGAATGAAGTAATAGAAACTATTCAAACATTATTATCTACAACTTTATGATCTACTTATAAAAAGTATTATTATGGTGAAATAAAAGTCCCCAATCAAAAAATGATGCCTTTTATTGAGATAATACCATTAAGCTCAAATATAACAAATAGAGGGACATGATGAATGTTAGATAATACATTTCAGATTCAAGTTACTATAAAAAGTACCCTAAAAAAATATTTACAAGAAAATACTAATGTAAATACAATTGCTCATATGCAAGATTTAGTAAAAAAAATGGAAGATAGAAATGCTGATTGAACAATAAAAAGTAGTACTGTATTATGAGTATTACACGATAATCTACAATTAAATAGTAAAGTACAAATAAATGATGACTGGAATATTACATATGATGATATAGATTTATGAGAATCTTATATTGTTTTTGCTGCAGTTGTTTTTTCTGGAAAAATGATTACAATGTAATTATATTATTTTTTAATTTTGAATTCATGAAAGATTTTGATATAATAAAAGAGACTAAAGATTGAGTTGAAATAGTAAATGTAGTTAAAAAAAAGAAAGCTACTAATAAAAGTAAATAATTTATATTTATAATTACAATTTTATGGGAAATTTCGCTCCTTATGCTAATTATGGTTATTTAGCATTAATTAAAGAGACTACAGAGGGAACACCAGTTTTACCTACTGAATTTTTAAGAATACTTTCTGAAAGTATTGAAACCAGTTTTTGAGTATCTCCTGTTCAAGAAATTGCTTGAAGTAGAGAAAGAAATATAAGAAGTGTGCAAAATCAAATAGATATTTCAGGAGATGTTGAATTTTATATAGAACCGAAAATGATAGGTCATTTTTTAAGAGGTTTATATTGAACTCCTATTACTCAAACATTAACAACTGCTATTGCTTTTAGACATACATTTAAAGTTACAAATACACCACAAACTTATACTATGGATTTTAAATTAGCTGACTCTCCATGGATACATAGATATTATGGAGTACAAATAACTTGATTATCTTTTGAGTCAGATGATAATAGAATGAAATGTACTGTAAGTGTGATGCCTAGAAAAGCTTTTATTAATGCTAGGGTTACAACTGCTGTAAGTTCTGGAGAAACTCTTACATTAGACCAAACAGCTTGATTAACTACTGCTGATACAATTA